ATGTCAGAAAAAAGACGAGACAGCAAAAATCGCGTTTTGCGGTCTGGAGAGAGCCAGAGAAAAGACGGACGATATGCTTACAAATATGTTGATACCTTTGGAAAACCGCAGTTTGTTTACTCATGGAAGTTAGTGCCTACGGATAAGACCCCGGCAGGTAAACGGGAGGATATTTCACTCCGGGAAAAGGAGAAAGAAATCCAGAAAGACCTTGACGACGGGATAGACACCATCGGCAAGAAAATGACCGTCTGCCAGCTCTACGCCAAGCAGATCAGGCACCGGGGCAATGTGAAGCACAACACCAAACTGGGCCGGGAACGGCTGATGCGTATTCTGGAACAAGATCGGCTGGGGAGCTGCCCGATTGACAGTGTGAAGCTGTCCGACGCAAAGGAATGGGCGCTTCGGATGAAAGAAAAGGGCCTTTCTTATAAGACCATCAATAACGACAAGCGTTCCCTGAAAGCGGCTTTTTACACCGCCATACAGGACGATTGCATCCGAAAAAACCCGTTTGACTTCCAGCTTAGTGACGTTCTGGACGACGATACGGAACCAAAGGTGCCTCTTACACCAGCACAGGAAGAAAGTTTTCTGTCCTTTATTCAAGGTGATAAGGTTTACCAAAAGCATTATGACGCAATCGTTATTCTGCTGGGGACAGGGCTTCGCATTTCGGAACTGTGCGGACTGACGGACAAAGATTTGGATTTTGAAAACCGGGTAATCATCGTGAGCCACCAGCTTTTGAGAAATACCGGCGTCGGTTACTATATTGACGAACCCAAGACCCAAAGCGGCGTCAGAAAAATCCCCATGAATGAGGAAGTGTATCAGGCGTTCCAGCGAGTGATAAAAAACCGCAAAGGTGCAAAGCCGTTCATTATTGACGGGTATGCCAATTTCCTGTTTCTCAAACAGAACGGCTATCCCATGACGGCGGTAGATTATGGCGGGATGTTTGGCAGGCTTGTGAAGAAGTACAACAAGAGCCATGAAGAAGCGTTGCCGAAAACGACGACGCCCCATGCTATGCGTCATACATTCTGCACCCGGTTAGCCAATGCGGGAATGAACCCCAAAGCCTTGCAGTACATTATGGGACATTCCAATATCACCATGACGCTGAACTATTATGCACACGCCACATTCGATTCCGCAAGGGCAGAAATGGAACGGCTGGCAGCCTGACACAAGGCCGGTTTTACTACTCCATTTACTACTTTTGAGGGGGAAATGGTGAGAGGTAATAAGAACATTTGTAAGTATCTAACAATATCAAAAATGCCGGAAAAGCCCGGAAACACGGGCTATACCGACATTCAAGAACTTCTAAAAAGATAATCTAAAATCCCATATAATTTTTAACTTACAACTTTTTCAATTTCATCAAGAGATACTTTAAAGAATTCTTTTCGTTGATTAACTTTATTGACTTCGTTTTTTCTAAAATGCGAATGTAGTTGATTTTCTAATGTTGGTGCATCTTCTGAAAATATCATTGCATGAACATCAAATTCAAAAGGTACAGAAGCGCTACTAAGTTCCTTAATTCTATCCATAGGTTCTAACCGTCTAGTCATTCCTATTTTATAGACATCTTCACCGAAAGATCCGATATTACTGATGACATAAACATAGCCAGCTCTAGTATTAAGTTCTCTTTGCAATACATCTTCTTTGACAGTTTCTAGTTCTCTTAATTTCTCTTCCAGTTCTTTAATTTTATCAGCATAGAGTTCTTTTTCAACATCAGCACTAGCTTTTTGCATGTATGCCATTAACTTAGTTATCTCTGAGTTAAACTGTCGTTCTTCTTTATCAATGCGTTTCTTTTCACGTTCTATTTCACGTCTTACCTTTTCTTCTTCAATCATTTGTTCTTTTATTGCTTTTTGCTGTTCTTTTTCATCGTTAACTTTAACTATGTATGAATAGTTGAGTTCTAATTCTTGAAGTTTTAATTCAAGTAATTCTTTTTTGAATTCTGCTTCATCGTTTTTAAAAAGCTTGTTTATTTTATCAAAAGTTCTTATAATTTTTTCTCTAGTTGAATCTACGTTAGAAATAGTAAGTTTATTGAGAAGTCCAGTTATTTCTGATTCTAATGGTATAAGCATTTTCTTTTTAATATTATTAGCTTCTCTATTATTCAAATAAGAAGGAATATTAATTGCACCGTCTAAAATAAAATCCTTTTCTTTAATCTTTAATAAAGAAAGTTTGTTTTTTATTTCGGATGAAGAAGTTTCATCTATATTCGGAATAATTACTGATTTATAGATAGTGACCAGAGATGTGTCATATTTTTGATTAATTTCATCGTCTAACCGCTGGCTTTCAGCATTAAGAATATCAATTTTGTTTTCTAGCGTTGACAAGTTTTTATTCAATTTACTTATGTTTTTCTCTTTTTCAGATATAAACGTTTCCCTAGCATTTAATTCTTGAGAATATTCCTTTACCTTACTCTCTAAGGCAGAAGTTTTATCTTTTAATTTTTTAGCTTCAGATAATTTGCTACTACCCATAATTATTAAAACTATTCCAACTAAAAACAATAGTACTCCCATTCAAAACGCCTCGCTTCTTTTATAAAATAATTGTCAAAATCATATAAACCCTTACCGAAGTTGACGGCTCCGGCATGGGAATTTTTTTAAAATACAACTTTTCCGATAATTCTAATCTGTTCTGGCGATACAATTCTATCTTCGTATAAGTCGTTTATAGAACGTAAAATGATTGTTTGATTTTCGTAATCTTTATATATCTCTTTACATGTAACTCCGTCACCACCTAATTCCACAATAGCAATTTCCCCATCTTCTACGTCCGGTTGTTCTTTAACGAATACGAATTGTCCATTCCTGATAACAGGTTCCATTGAATCGCCTATAATAGGTACTGCGAAGTCAGCAGCACTTGGAACTCTCTCAAATTCTTCCTCTTCGACAACCGTATCACCGTAAGTAAGTTCTGTTGGATTGGCAGCCGAAGCCGAATTGTGAACAGTTGGGATTTTTTCTTTTTTAGGAAAATCTAGGACATTTTCTTGTTTTTGTTCTTCTAATCGATTACTTGCAAATTCATAGGTAGCAACTTTATTTTCGTCGTTAAGCTGATTATATATAGGAAGGATATTATATATCTGATTAGATATAGATAAATCAATATTCATCAAATCATCTATATCAACATTGAATATCTTAGCTATCTCATTTAAGGTTTTTAATTTTGGTGTATATTTTCCTTTTTCCCATTCGCTTATTGAGGATGAACTTTTTCTTCCTAGTTTTTCGGCTAGTTCTTGTTGATCAATATTATACTTTTCTCTAAGAAACTTTAGATTTTCAGCGAACATAGTAACACCTCCTTGAGTTAATTGTAACACCGTTTCGGAAAAAATGTAACAGGTTTCTTAGAAAATATTTTAGTGTTTTTAAAGAAGTATTTACGCAAAATAGAAATCGATTTCAGGAAAACTGAAATATGCACTTGACTTCGGAAAAACCGAAGTATATAATTTAGTCAGAAAGTTAAAGAGAGGAGGCGAATAAAATATGGATACCGCGAAGAAAGAAAAATATACATTGAGACAATTAAGAGCTTTAAAGGGTTATTCAAAAGAAGAACTGTCAAGGAAAAGCAAAGTGACATCAAGAACAATATTTATTTACGAAAACGATGTAGATAAAATGAGGAACGGAAAGTACGCCACTCTAGAAAAAATTGCTAAGGCATTGGGTGTTAGAGTTTCCGATATTTTTTTAGACCCTGATTCGGAAAAACCGAAATCAATAACAGGTGAAACAAAACAAGTCAGCTAGGAGGTGTGAATAGTGGAAGAGAAGAATATAAAAGTACCGACTCTTGAAGAATATACAAAAATTGTTGTCGAAACAGACGAGCAGAACCCGAAAACAATCGCAGTTATTACGGCGAATGATATTGAATCATGCGAAGGTTTTCGAGTTCGAATGACCCCTAGATATGATTAATGTTCTTTATCACGTGGAGGTATAGGATCGTTTCCAAAACTATCTTTTGATTGTATTTGTCCATTCTTTTTTTGGACAATAAACTCTGATTGCTGTTTTTTAGAAATCTTTTTACCATACTCAACAGCATCTGATTTATTATCAAATAGTTTTGTATCTTCGGAATTACCTTCACCACGTACAGCCCATTTGCCATTTCTAGGAGATACCCATTGATTTTTACCCATAACAATTCACCTCGCTTTCAAGTTAATTCTATTAAGAGGTGAAAAGAAAACAAACTGATGGAGGTGAGATTGTGAGTAACAAGCCAAAAATCACTTTGAATGGCACACCTAATCTTCAAAGATTAGCAGATGAAATGGCTAGAATACGTTCTAGACATTGGGGAGTTACTGTGGTGGCAACCATAATTGAACAAAAAGAAAAGCCCACACAGCCGGCAAGCAAGTAGTGGGCACCATAGAACAATAATATTATATCACACACTCGCCACTTCCGAAAAGAGGAGTTGCTGCTCTCCTTTCAAGTTTGCCAAAGTCCACGTTTCTTCATTTTGGCAACTCCTCTTCTTGGAGGTGGTGACGGCGAGAGACGAAGGAGGGATGACATGAAGGAAGAATCAAAAATAGGGATTTTGAATGAGAACAATTACACAAGATTAATTATTGAAACAGAAGAAGGGGAAAAAGTAGCAGAAGTTACATTGACCGATGCAACTCCTGCTGACGGTTATCGTATTCGATTAACTCCTAAATATGATTAACCTTTTGGTGGGTGTGGATCGTTTCCGTGACTATCACGGCTTTGAATTTTTCCATCTCTGCCATGAATAAATAGCTCAGATCCTTGATTTTTAGAAATCTCTCTAGCGATTTTTACTGCTTCTGATTTTGTATTAGTATGTGCAGTCGCTTTAGAATTTCCAGCACCTTTGACATTCCAACCACCATTGGAATTAGGTACAACATGTTGATTTTTTCCCATAGTTTTCACCTCCATTTCTATAGAAATATTTTATCAAATAGAAATGGAGAAATTCAATAAACGAAAGGAGGGATCAAATGACATTACAAGAGCATCAACACTTGATGCGAAAACTAAATCAGGAATACCACGAGGAAATGAAACCTAGATTGCTAGGGGAACAATGGCGTGAACGCCAGAAGAAGTGGTTAGAAATAAAAAAGTGACTCAGCCGTCCAAAGCAATGAGTCACAAACCAAAAATTATACCTAAGGAGATTTTATCACATGAATAAGAAAATTGAAAATCTTATCGAAGAATTGAAACGTGAATGCCAAAAGCAAGGTGTTTCTATTATTTGTACAGCCCAAAAAGAAGGGGAACTTAAAAGTCTCGTTTATGGTGAGACAACAGAAATTTTACTTTGTCTTGCTATGCAAGAAGAACATTTAGATGAAAATCTCCCATTGTCAGCACATATTATGCGTAGAATTGCTGTGGATGCTTACGAACAAGCGAAAAATGAAGAAGAAAATCAACCTTCAAATCATACTTTTGTTATTAATAACAAGGAAGATTTAGCTGATGTGATGACTCGTATTCTCAAGGGGGAATTTCAATGATGAATGAAAAAACAATTGATCTACTCATTATTTTATTTTTCACGTTAGTGATTGTAGCGAAAAGTTATGTAATCTTTGGCTTGTTATTCGCAATTACCATGCTTGTGCTTTGCGTGTTAGCAAGCAGAAAAGAGGTTAAACATGAACGAGTTAGCAAATCTTGACAACTATTTAACTGATCCTGATTATGCTAAACCACCATATGAAGCGCCAATTGATGAGGAGGATGAAGATGAGTAAATCTACCTTAGAAATGAGCCATCAAGAATGGCTCGAAGACCGCAAAAGAGGTATTGGTGGCTCAGATGTTGCAACCGTACTTGGATTAAACAAATACAAATCTCCTTATCAATTGTGGCTTGAGAAAACGGGTCAAATTGAATTGAAAGATTTAGAAAGCGAACCAGCTTATTGGGGTAATGTTTTAGAAGAAGTGGTTGCTAAAGAGTTTCAGGAACGTACAGGCAAAAAAGTACGCAGAAGAAACCAAGTATTTGAACATCCATTACATCCATTTTTAAGAGCAAATATTGATCGGGAAGTAGTGGGAGAAAATGCCATTCTGGAATGTAAAACAGCCAATCAATTTCTCGGAAAAGAGTGGGAAGGTGAAGAGGTACCGCTTAGCTATCTCTGTCAAGTTCAGCATTACATGAACGTTTTAAACAAAGACTATTGTTATATCGCTGTTTTGATCGGTGGACAAAAATTCATTTGGAAGCGGATTGAACGAGATCAAGAGCTGATCGATACAATCACTGAACAATTAGTAGAGTTTTGGGAAACGAACGTTCTTGGAGGTATCGAGCCTGTAATTGACGGAAGTGGAGCGACTGCTGACTTCTTAAAAGAAAAATATGCAGATGTAGAAGAAAATCAAACAGCTCTACCATCACGTTTTGATGAACTTATCGAGCAAAAAAGAGAACTCAAGCGGACGAAAAAAGAAATTGAATCATCTATTCGTCAAGTAGACAACGAGATCATCAGTGAGCTAGGTAAACGTGAAGCCAGTATCGGTATCACACAAAGAAACATTATCAGCTGGAAACTTGTTCGTACAAGACGGATGAACACGAAGAAACTAGCAGAGAAATATCCAGATGTCGCAAATGATGAAGAGATTTATAACGTTACTGAATCAAGAAGGCTAACCGAAAAGGAGATCAAATAATATGGCAACAAATGAATCGTTAAAAAATCAATTGGCAGAAAAGCCACAGAAACAAGTTGCACCAGGACAGTTAGGGCTTAAAGCTCTAATGAATACACCAACAATGAGAAAGAAATTTGAAGAAGTACTTCATGACAATGCTAATGCTTTTATGTCGAATGTTATGACTCTTGTATCTAATGACAGTTATCTTGCAGATAGTGAACCGATGTCTATCATGAGTGGTGCGTTAACTGCTGCAACATTAAATCTTGGGCTAGATAAGAATTTAGGTTATGCATATTTAGTTCCATTCAATAGTAAAAACAAGCAAACAGGAAAATGGGAAAAGAAAGCTCAATTCATGCTTGGCTATAAAGGATATATCCAATTAGCCCAACGATCAGGTAAATACAAAGCATTAAATGTGATCGAAGTTTACGAAGGAGAACTAAAAAGCTGGAACCGACTGACAGAAGAGTTTGAGTTTGATCCAAATGGTAGAACGTCTGATGAAGTCATTGGATATGTTGGCTATTTCGAGTTACTGAATGGATTCAAAAAAACTGTCTATTGGACCAAACAAGAAATCGAAGCTCATCGGATTGCTAACAATAAAGATCGCGATAAGACAAAGTTAAGTGGTGTGTGGGCATCTGATTACAATGCAATGGCACGAAAAACTGTTTTGAGAAATCTTCTTTCTAAATGGGGAATCTTGTCCATCGAAATGCAAGAAGCCACCACATCGGATGAGAGAGTCCAAAGGGTTCAAGAAGACGGCAGCATTATTGCTGAAACAGAAGTTGAAGAAGATATTCCTGAAAGAAAAGAAGCAGAGGTTATATCTGAAGAAAATGAAGATGTACAAACTGGATTATTTGATGCATCTAATCCGCCGTTAAACAAATAATGAGGGAGCTTTCTCCCTTGCTTTTCTAGAGGAGAAATACGAATGAACACAGGATATGTCAAATTACATCGAAAAGTGATGAATTCATTCGTTTGGACCAATCCTTATATGTATAAATTATGGAGCTTGTGTTTGATGAAAGCGAGTCATGAGAATCGCAAGATACTTTTTAATGGAAAAGAGATACAAGTGAACAGCGGAGAATTCGTCACAGGGCGCGATGCTATCACATCTGAGATGAACGAAGGCGTGAAACGTGAACATCAAGTGAACAGCGGTTCTGTATGGAGATGGCTAAAACAATTTGAAAAAAACGGAATGTTGAACATCAAATCAACTACGAAATACAGCGTTATATCAATAAAAAACTGGTCTTTGTACCAAAGCAGTGAACAACAAATGAACATCAAACGCACAACAAGTGAACAACAAGTGCACACAAACAAGAATGAAAAGAATTATAAGAATGAAAAGAATAATAAAACATCATCGTCGCAACCACGCAAAAAGCGTGTTTACGACACCGACTCAGTTTACTACATTCTCGCGGAGGAGTTATTCAAACAGATTTGTCAGAATCAGGAAATCAAAAAGCCGAATCTGCAAAGTTGGGCAGATAACATTCGGAAAATGATCGAGATCGACAAGCGGACCGAAAACCAGGTACGGGGAATGATTGAATGGAGTCAGCACAATGTGTTTTGGGCATCGAATATTTTATCTGCTAAAAAATTGCGAGAAAAATACGACACAATGGCAGCGCAAGCAAATCGTGATTATAAAACAAAACAAACTAAAACGCTTGAATACGAGAAATTTAGCACAGATGAGTTGCCTATTTGAGAGGAGGCGTAGGCATGGAAACTGTTGGGGAAATCATGGAAAAGCTGATACAGAAAGTGCTTGTCCAACGTGGCGAATGTCCTGAATGCGGACAGCCTTTGTATGGATGGCGTACGAAGAACCCTGATGGCTCAGAACGTTGTAAGCCAACCTGTATGCAATGTGGGTATAAAGCATTGCGAGTTCAGGAAGACTTACAAACAGAACGAATTTACAACGAGAGCCTGAAAGCAAGAGCAATCAATTTTTTCAAAGGTGGTTCTGTTGTGCCTAATCAAGCGTTGTTTGATTGCACATTGCAGAATTATCAAATTGTCGATCAAGAAACAAGACAAGCGGTTGAAGTAACCAAACGCTTTGTTAATTCAGTCTTGTTAGGAAATCCAAGTCACCTTGTTTTAACTGGAAAACAAGGAACAGGTAAAAGTCACCTAGCGATGGCAGCGGCTTGGGAAGTCTTGAAGCGATCAAACTACGATAAAAAAATCTTATTTATCGGGTTACAGGAAATGCTGGATCAAATCAAATTTTCGTACAACAATCCTGAACTCAGAAAAACGATTGAGGGATCGTTGATTGCAGATATCAAAACAGCGGATTTAGTCATCATTGATGATATCGGTTCAGAACTAGGAAAAGATGCATCAGATAGTCGAGCGTTTGGCATAAACACGCTAAATTCGTTCTTGGATGCACGACAGAACCTAGCAACGATTATCACAACGAACTTGCTTGGTGAAGAACTGAAAAAAGCTTACGGTACGAGAACAATATCAAGAATGTTTGTCAACTCTGATGGATTTACGATGGTATTTTCTCAAACAGCAGACAAGCGCATAAAACCAGTCAAAGGAGCGATCGCATGAATTTGACTAAACAAGAAAAAAGAATCTGTCGTCAGATAATGTTGCAAATTATAGGTGATCGTGACATGGACGAATTATCTCAACAAGAGAGTCGAATGGTTCGGAAGATAAGTAAGCTAATCGGTGCAGATACGATGGATCGATCCAAGCCATTACCCAAACTGAATTTTGAATCATTTACGTTTGAGAAATATAGCCATCTGAGAGAGGTAGGCTATAGTGTAAATGCTATTCGAAAAGCACTTGGGGTAGGAAGTAGTGTATGGGCAAAATGGCGGAAAGAAAATGTAAATGAGGTAAATCAAAATGATTAAGCTAATAGGCAAAGAGACGCTCAAGGTTTACTATGTAGCGGAAACAAAGGCAGAAGTCAGCCGTTGGCTATTGAAAATGTTTAATAAGACTAGAGCCAATGCTTCAGTAAGTCAGAAAGCAAGTGTATCAGAAACAGGCATGCCTGAAGCAATGTGGATTTCAAGGAGGAACTGAGATGGCAATGATACCGAAGTTTAGAGCGTGGGATAGAGAAAAAGACAGAATGATTTATCCTAGCACGACAGGAGTTTGTTTTGAAATGAATGATGATGGTATAAGTGTGCTTGATATTGATGTAGATTATCCCAATGACTATGGTTTTCCCAAAATAGCTTCAATCCTCATGCAATCTACCACTCTGAAGGATAAGAATGGTGTGGAGATATTTGAGGGGGATATAGCGCTTATCACTCATAAATCAACGAACTACGCCGATACTTATTGGCACAGTTACGTAGAAGTTTTTAGAGCAAAAAACGGAGCCTACAGAATTCGCGGTGAACACATCTACGAAACAGAATTATATAGTAATAGAAAACAATTGACGGTAGCGGGGAATGTTTATAATTCACCAGAACTTTTGAAGAGAGATCGATTTATGACTACTACCGAAAATCCAGAGTTATTGAAGGAGGAACAGCGATGAATAAACAGGAATTGATTGATAAATATACTGCAGAAATATCTAGATTAAGACCTTATTGCCCTAATAGACATTTAATTAGCGATCAACTTAAATATGGTCTTTATAAAGAAATCCTAGAAGATTTAAAACAACTAGACGAACCGCAGAAACCAGCGGTGCCTAAGTTTGTGGCGGAATGGATAGAATACGCTAAAAAGAAAGGCGATAGTCTAGCTATTTCATTCAAGCCGTGGAACCTCTACGGTGTTGAGTATAGCAAGACTGATAGATGGATTGAAGATAATCAAGGAACGTTTGCTCGTGCTTGGCTAATTGGCTACGAGGTCGAGAAAGAGCCGTTGTATTATGTGAAGTTGCCAGTTGTGTATTTTAATCATTGGGATTTAGAGACGTATCTAATGAAAGATGATAGAGGAAATATAACAATTGCAGACAACAACGATTTTGATGATATGAAATTTACGGAATCAGAAATAAAAGCAATTGATGAAAGATACTGGCCATTTGCTGTGCCAGTGGAAGAGGTGGCGGAAGGATGAGCAATCTTAAAGTTGGAGATATTGTTTTTTACAAAGGTGACGAAGGCATCATCCGAGAAGTTATGACGGATGGAAAAGAAAATTTTTATAGGGTAGATGTCAGCAGAAAATCTATACTCTACCTGTATGAAGACGAATTAGATTTAGGTACTCAAAAACTCAACGACAACCAGAAAATGGTGTTTGATTATCTTAAATCAAACGTTGAACAAGGTGGCAAATCAGTTATGTATTCGATATTCCTTCTAGGTGATTGGGACTCTCGAATTGGAGCAGCAAGAAACGTTGATATAGCTTACTGTGGATTAAATGGTAAGCAGGAAGCAGAAGTCCTATCAGCATTCGCTCAATGGGGATTAGAACAGGAGGAAGCGGAATGAAATACGAAATACCACTAAGTGAAGCAGACGTCCAGTCAATTATTAACGGTCGGGAGGTTAATAAAAAACTTCCTGATGGTACTGAATTAGTCATCAGACAAAGTTATTTGAAAGATATGGCAGCTCCAGTATTAATTGATCGTTTTAACGTGACTGATTCTGTGGTAGAGAACCATTTAAAAGAATTTCGATCAAGTATAGACGACACTTTCAGATTAGGGAGTTGATTGACAATGAACAACAGACATCGCAGAATAACAAAACTAAGAAAACAGGAACTGAATGTACTAAAGACAAAGTTTGAAAAAGAATATGGAATTTCAGCAGAAGAAACATATAAAGTGGCAAGTCAGTGTGTTGCTGATGCGAGTAATGCTATTCGTAAGTTTGGGATTTCGATATTAAATGATGATCGTAAATGGGAGGAAATGAGATGAAACTAAAAGACGGATTTTACGCTAGTAGTCACGGCATCGGCGGTTTAATGCTAGATATGCCGACAAAGAATCCTAAAACACGTAAGAAACCAAAAGTCAAAGTCGGTGACATGGTTCGCTGCGAAGCAGAAGGGTTCATCTATCCATTTCGTGGATATGTAGAACACGTCTATAATCACTCAGCAATCATTCGTATTGAAAACACGATGGAATGTGATAAATGGACAGCTAAAAGCAAAGAGAATTTAGCAGTGGTGAGATTGGTGGATATTGAACTAATCAATGACAAATAAAAAAGCCGGATCGCTCCGACTGATTCAATAAATTCCACAAGTTTATTATATCACATAAAAGGGGCGGTTTGACTTGATGCAATTGTTACGAGAGGTAGCTTTCAAACAGACAAGATGTAATGCGAGAGATGTGCTGAAGAACTTTCGGCGTTTGGAGCGGATGGCAGGTCGCTCTTTGATAGATATTAAGTCGCCGATTATTACGGACATGCCGAAGGCACCGAAGCACGGCAATAAGGCAGAAGACGCGATCATTCAGATGATGGATATAGAAGCAGAGAGAGACGCGATTTTAGCGGCTTTGATGGCGCTTAGTCTGATTAGTCGTCAGATACTCTACTACAGCTTTTGTGTGCCAGATAGCTTCTCAAACTACAGGATTAGCCGTGAAGTGGGTTATTCAGAAAGAAGCATACAACGGATGAAGTCGGAAGCTCTGATAGAGTTTGCAGAAGCATATAAACATGGGAAAATAATTGCTTATAAATAGGAGGACTATATAATGTGGAAAGATTATGTATCATTGAAAGAGTTGAAAAAAGATCTTATTTTCAAAAAAATCGTAGAATGGTCAGAGAGTGAATTAATTTTAGAAGATGGAACCAAAATGGAAGTTGTATGTAGCGAATCAGATTGCTGCGCATGGGCCGAAGGTGAATTCAAAAATGTAAAGCTTGATGCAGTGATTACAGATATAAAGATTTTTGATAAAGGTAACCGTCTCTATAATGGCGATGGACATAGTTCTTATGCCGAAGTCGTTGTTTATCATAATCGAAATGAGATTGCTAAAGCGGAATGTACAGCAAACGATGGGAATGGAGGCTACTATTACAGTGTCTGTGCTTTAAAAGTCAAAGAAAAACTTTGTGTAGTGACTGATGCATAAAAAATGGCGGTTTTTTGGCGGAATGATGGCGGTTTTTAGCTATTTACCAGTGATATTATGGTAGTGTCGAAAGATTAGTGATAGGTCTGAGACAAAATAAAATGTAAGGGAGGAAATCTCCCTCATCGTTTAATTAAGCTTCGATAGACAGCAGCGGAAATATTAAGAATAAGGATGTGAATTTTAACTCCTTCTAAATTGTTCTTATTATCTATCATCCGTTGCTGTCTATTGTCATTATGTCACTGTGGCGGAAAGGGTAGACGCTTAAAAATAAGGTCAATACGTCGAGGGATAGCCTTAACGTTTTATGATTTGACCATGCAAGGTTCGATTCCTTGCCAGCGACTTAGACGAAAGGTAGCTTAAATATTAACCACATCAACATCGTCAGCGAGTTGATAAAGGTAACTAGCAGACTCTAGGATTTAAGCCAGTCTTACCGATTAGTCTGTTATAGTAGCAAGCTTGCTAGAGGTAGCTCCTCTGGTTGACGTGCAGCTCAGTTGGTAGAGCGCCTGACTTTTAATCAGGAGGTCGCCGGTTCGAATCCGGTCACGTTAATAAAGAACCTACGGAAACAATCAATCTTATCGGATGCCGATTGGTTGGCTGAATTAAGCAGTGTGTCTGTGAATCAGTTAATAGGCATAAAATACTAGCACAGACGTGTGCCACTCTCAGGTGTAGGTTAGGAGAGAAACATTAGCAACCGAGGGTTGGAAATGGGCGCTCAAAGTACACGAGCAAGGCGAGGTCGATAGTAATCGATGGAATCGGTGTAGGTTGCTATTACATAATTGATTGGGTTAGATTGAGTTTTGGGATTCGGTACAAATGAATCGTCAAATGACTCAAGCACAGGATCGGAAACGTCCCTGCCTGTGCATTACATATTAGATCACTCGTTGAGTGGTCTTTTTATTTTAGAAAAGAGAGGATTTTGAAAATGAATCATGAGAAGTTTATCGAAAAATGCAAGGCTATTGTACGTGAAAGAATTGAGAATGAGATTGCTGACCTAAGTGGAGCAGTACCTGAGTTTAGTGTTTTCATAGTCTGGTCATGCAAAACACTACAGAATAGCAAAGCATTAGTCAGCGCTAGCTTAAAAGGAGCACCGTATTTTGAAATTACGTTGAACGGGGACAAAGGTGAAATCTATGTAGATACTTATCTCAAAAAATCAAATGAATGTATCAAAGTCTAGCAGGTGCTAGGCTTTTTCTTTACATAAAGGAGGAATGATCTCATGAAACAATATACCGCTAAAGATTTCGAGGAAATGAAGCGATTAAAGAAGGACTATGAAGAAGTTGATATGGAGCTAACTGTTGGAGTCATTCAACGAAGACTGCGGGTCGGATTAGAGACAGCAAAGGCTATTTACAATGATCTAAATGCTATTGAAGAGAAGAATGGCTAATGAGGAACTACTGGTATATATCGCTAACTAATGAATATCCTCGAACCATTGATGATTGTTCAGTGCGTGTTGTGCGTTCTGTACAAATCAAAGGGAAGTACTCTATTGTCGAAATGGGGAGAGAAGCAGAACCATGTGAGATTGATGCGTGCAAGCTCGTTTATTGCGGTCATGGTTTCTATGATGAACCAAACATTCAAAATAATATTAACAAGAATTTGAGGGATTAGAATGCAAGAAATGGCTTAAAAATCTCCAATCAGGACAAATCAAGTTAGACAAAGTTTCCGATTTAAAGATATTAATTGAAGCAGATCTAATGTTGAAAGATATTGAAAATTAGAAAACAAAACTCAACCTAAGAAGATTGCGAGGTGGTGTGTATTGAATGGCAAGACAACGTGATCCAAGACGTGATGAAGCCAAAAGAATTTGGTTAGAATCCAACGGAGAAAAGCAGTTAAAGGAAATTGCATCTGAATTAAATGTTTCAGATTCTCAGGTTAGAAAATGGAAATCGCAAGACAAATGGAGCGCTGAATTGAAAAGTAACGTTACCAATGGCAAAAGTAACGTTACTAATCAAGGTGGCGCTCCTATTGGTAATCAAAATGCTAAAGGTAACAAAGGAAATAGCCGAGCTTCTCCGCCAGTGGGTAATAAAAACGCTTTGAAAACAGGCGAGTATGAAACCATATTTTTTGAGACACTAAGTGATGAAGAGAAGGACATCTATTCTAGTCTGAATGATAATCCTTCTTTTGTTTTGTCTGAAGAAATACGTCTACTTAAGATAAGACAATTTCGTATGATGAAGAGAATCCAACAAGCTGAAGCTGGACTAAATGATGAAGAAGTCGAACGATTGCAGCAGCTAAGAAAGATTAAAAATCCGATTGAAAAAAATGGTAAAAAGCTAGAAATCAAGCGTGAGGTTATGCAAGATGTGCAGATTAGCAGAAAAAAACATCGCAAAATTGATGATATTCTTTCAATTGAAGATTCATTGACTCGGATTAGCAACCAGTTAGCTAAAGCCATCAAGCAAATGAATGAACTTTATATGAATGAATACAGAACTGATTTAATTAAAGCTCAGACTGATAAGATCCAAGCTGAGACAAATGAAATTGGCGGAAATAATTCAGGTGAAGAAATAGAAGAATGGAAACAGGCAGTTTTAAATGCCGCAAACAAACGGGCGGTGAAAGAAAATGAATAATGAATTTATTCCTTTTGCTGATATTGGTTCTGCCATTGATTATTACTATGATAAACCAGTAGCTTTTTGCCAAGATATTTTGCATTTGAATCCTGATGAATGGCAAGAAAATGTTTTAAATGATTTAGCTGAATTTTCAAAGGTTTCTGTTCGTTCTGGTCAAGGAGTTGGAAAAACAGCATTAGAAGCAGGAGCAATACTTTGGTTCTTAACGTGTCGACCCTACGCTAAAGTAATAGCAACAGCTCCGACAATGAAGCAACTTTACGATGTACTTTGGGCAGAGGTAGCTAAATGGTTAAATGATAGCTTGATCAAAAACTTACTGAAGTGGACAAAGACCAAAATTTATATGGTTGGTGATTCAGAGCGTTGGTTTGCTACGGCTAGAACAGCGACTAAACCAGAAAATATGCAAGGTTTTCACGAGGACCATATGTTGATTGTGGTAGATGAAGCTTCTGGTGTGTCTGATCCAATTATGGAAGCTATTCTTGGTACGCTATCAGGTTTTGATAATAAGCTGTTGATGTGTGGAAACCCCAATAATATTGAAGGTGTTTTTTACGATTCCCACAATTCAGACCGTGATAAATACAGAGTTCATAAAGTATCAAGCTATGATAGTAAACGTACAAACAAAGACAATATAGAAATGATTCTTAAAAAATATGGAAAAGAAAGTGATGTTGCTCGTGTCCGTATTTTTGGAGAATTTCCCAAAGGTGCGTTGGATTCATTTATCAGTCTTGAAACGGTTGAATTGGCTACAGAAAAACAAATTAGTGATTCTTTAGTCAATAAAACAACGGTTGCTCATATTGGTGTTGACGTAGCTCGATATGGTGATGATTCTACGATTCTCTTTCCTAGAATTGCTACCAGGGCATTGGAGTATGAGAAGTATTCAAAACGTAGCACCATGGAAACAACAGGATATGTCATCAACATGGCCAAGAATCTAATGAGTCAATATCCGAGTATTGATAAAGTGATGATTAAAGTCGATGACACTGGTGTCGGAGGTGGTGTAACCGACCGCCTAGAAGAACTTATAGAAGACAAACATTATCCTTTTGAGGTGTTTGGAGTGAATAACGGTTCAACATCAGAAGACGATTTTTACGATAATTTAGGTACTCAACTATGGGGAAACATCAAGGAAATGTTAGAAGAAAATATGACAGCAAATCTTAACGGAGAACAGCCTGTTATTGAATTGCCTTCTGATAGTTCGTTAATCAAAGAATTAAGTACTCGCAAATTCAAAATGACAAGTAGAAGTCGTATACGTTTAGAAAGTAAAGATGATATGAAAAAGCGAAATATTGGTAGTCCCGATATTGCTGACGCACTGGCTTTAGCGTTTTATGAGCCACCAAGTCACTATCAATTTATTCAATTTTAGGAGGTGAGCTTTTGATTAGTACAGTATTATCTTTAGAGAGATATAAGAAGCTACGTGTTAAATATGCAACACAAATTGAAGATGGAATGTTTGATCCGAATGGTTTTATAGAAGATATGAAACCATTTTTTGCTGATCGCGAAAGAAAATATCTAGCTTATACTAGCGAAAAGAATGAAATAGATAATAGACCAAAGCCTAACACTGATATTGTAAAAGTTAATAATAAACTTCATGCTGGTATGTATTCAATTGTCGTAGACCAAGCAGTCAATCATTTTACTGGTATACCTATCAAATGGGATTACGATGTATCGGAACAAAAAAGAACACTCATTCAAAGATTAAAAGATAAATTCTTAAAAAATGATATAGAACTTCCGACAGTTCCAGAAGCTTTTAACAAATTAACAAGCAATCTTGATTCCATGAGATTCGCAATGCTTGATTCTGAAACTGCAACTTTTCAAGGAGCTTGTGGAGTAGCTTTCCGATTGTTAGAGCCTGTGGAAGAAGATGATGGTTGGAAGTTAAGAGCAAGTAATATTGAACCTTGGAGAGCAGAAAGATATGGAAATGCCGGAATCTATATCAAAGAAAAGTATGACTCTTACCAGAAAAAATTTTTTCAAGAAATGAAAGTTATGACGAGAAATAAAATTCTGACATATGCTTGCTATGGTGATTTGAATTTTGTTACA